CTTGTGAGTTAATTGTACGAATGATCTCACGGTTGATTTCAGCAAGGATTTCAGTCGAGAGAATGTTCGCCAATTCTGTCTCAGCGTCAAGGCCGTGGATTGCCTTGAGGTCCTGAGCCAGCTCCAATGAGTACTCAGCTTTCAGTGCACGAGATTTAGCTGTTACTGTAGCTTTCTCGATGCTGAAACCCATCTCACGGAAAGCAGAAGCAGGAGCATCACCTGAAGAACCAAGTCCTTCAGCATTTGCTGTTGTCATGCCGCCACCAAAGATGTCGGTTACACGATCATCGTTGATTGTGCTATCGCTGTTTGAGTCTGTAACACCAGACAAACCGGAAGGACCAGCAGAACCATTGGTTCCGTTTGAGTCACCGGAGAAGCCTGTAAGTGCTTCGTTGAACAGAGCTTCGTCGCCAGTTGTGGCTCCAGCGCCTGTTGTTTTGTACAGAGACTTCATCGCAAAGATGAGGCCTGTAGGACCAGTCATTGGCTGAACACCGGCGAGGTCATATGCCATCATGTTTGGCATTGCACGACGTACGAGTGAAATCAATACTGGGTCGTAGTTAGCAGCAGCAGATGTGCTGTTTGTTGGTGCAGCTTCTGTAAGGAAGTTAGCTTGGCTACGCTCCTCACGAATTGCTTTTTCTGTGTTCTCGAGAACAACGGCAGTTACTGCCTTTTTATGACGGTCGCCAATGGATCCAGCTGATTCTTCGTTCAGAACTGGAGCCCACTTTTCGACCAAGCGATCATAAGATTCCATTAATAGGATACTCCTTAATTAAGACTTGCGAAGTGCTTGAAGATACATGGCCATGCTATCACTTATGTCACCATCAGCGGTTTCATCAGCGTCATCGTCCCAATCTTCAGACTGTGCGGTTGCGGTAGATTTTTTGAAGTATGATTCTTTGATGGTCTTAACCTTAGCTGAGAAGGTCTCCTCATCTTCGAAATCGATATCTTCAGAAAGTTGAGCGAGTTTTTCGATCTCTGTATCAGCAAGACCATAAGCATGCTCACGAATAACTTCGTAACGCTTATATGCTTCAAGTTCTTCCTGCATTTCGATGAACTTGCCTGTTTGATCATTGAGACTTTCTTCAAGCTCTTCGACCTGTTCAACAAGACCATCAACAAGATCAACTTTGGACTCAGGAACTTCGATGTAGGATTCTTCGAACAAGCCTTTAAGCTTATCCATGAAACCTTCAGCGATTTCCGTACGGAGACCAGCTTGGATTGCAAGCTTGTTCTCTTCCATCCAATTCTCAACAACATAGTTGAGGTAGCCGTCGACTTTCTCGACGAGTTCTTCTTTGGTGCGAGTAATCTCTTCATCGAGCTCGGTTTGGTATTGCTCTTCCAAGCGATCGATTTCAGAAGAAATCTTGGACTTAATAGCAGCTTCAAAGATAACTGCAGCTTTGTCCTTAAATCCTTCAGAGAGAGTTGCTTCCTCTGCAACAAGTGCATTTAAGTCATCAGAGAAATCGTACTCAGACTCGGCAACTACTGCTGCTTCGTCATCGCCACCATCAACGTCTTCTTTCATTTTTGTAAGAAGGCCTTGAAGGTTTTCCTTTGACATTTGTGACATACCCTGGAATACAGCGTTCATCAAACCTGCACGTGTTTTTAGATTAGAAGGCTCGCTATTTCTTTTGTCACCCCTACGTAGAGGTGTTTGGCTCTTCCCAGCATCAGCGGCCGCAGCGGTCGCCTTTACTGATTGGAGCTCAGCGTTTTTAGGATCATGAGCTTCTTCGATTTCGGTCTCGTCCTCATCGAGCTCAACATCCTGTTCGACTTGATCAGTCATGTCTGACTCCTTCAATTAAGATTTCAACAACGAGAGGAAATTTTTGAACTCACGAACCTGGACCTCATAGAGATCGGAACGTGGAGCTTTTTTAATTTCAGTCTCCATTTTTTCAATTTCTCGAGCTTCAATGATACCGTTATTCCAGACCCAGTCTACGCCTTCCATTATTCCATTAACAAAAGCGTTAGGAGCAGATGGATCTTGCACGATGTCTACCGTGTTAAGAATAAAATCGTCTTTGACGTACATAGCACCATTGCGTTGCTCGAGGCTACCCATACCACGAGTTGAGACACCCAATCTTACACCGCCATCTAGCAAACCTTTAACGATTTGACCATTTGGAGTATTTAAAATGCGTGCCTTTCCGACCACATCGTTACCCTTCCAATCAAGGGATTCGATGAGATGCGAAACTTTATCTAAGTTTACAGTAGGCCCATCAGGATGGTTCAGTTCACCTACTGCTCTTTTAGTTTTAACTTGATCGGTCACGTATTTGTCAACGGCTCTTTCTAAAATAGCCTTTTCATATATACGACCGTTTCTGTTCTTATTGTCAGCTTGAGCGAACACGCCTTCAATCATATGAGATTTGCTGCCGTCTTCTTTGGCCTCAATTATGACACCGAGTTCTTGGTCGACGTATTCTGCTATTAGTTTCATTTTCTAACCTTTAGCTGTTTAATCATTCTCTTTGCCATTGTTTCCCCAGACTTCTGGGTTCTAAATGTATCAAGCTTATCGCCGTCAATATAAACGACAAAAGATGTAGGTCCATCTTTTATAATTTTTACCGGCACTTTATTAATTTTCGCATTGAAAACTATATTTGCCGATTTATTTGTCGCCTCTCTTAACATTGAAAAAGTTTTCATAATATTCCTCTTTTAGAGATATGCTTTTATTTATATAAAAAGTTATTTCTACTTATTTGAAAAGTTCTAGTTTCCTCAGTTTCTTCTACCTGATATTTGTCTATCCAAAGTGAGGCTGGTTTATCATTAGCAATATTATGAATAATAATATTATCAGCAACACCAAATATTCTATCTAGATAAATGTCCAATTCATCATTGCTTTGAGCAAACTCAACTGGACTAAATCTTATACAAGTAGCATAATCATATCTTTTAAGTATAGTGGTATTCCATTTATCACGTTTGATTGACGTCATTCTCTCTGGTGATTTAATTTCTAGCATTCCCCTTAAAGAACTGAAATGTTTTATCCTATCAACATTTTCAACTGTATCAATATCAGTCCTTTCGTACTCTAAAAATCCGGCGCCTGTTCCAAAATTAATATATGATCCTGGCTCTTGCATATATTTTTCTGAAAATTTAAATTGAAGATTATGTAGAGATTTTAATAACGTAGCGTTACAATACTGGCATAAGAATGGTTGATCAGCAACATAATGCCTATTGTTTAACAAATAGCCAGCCGTACCATAAGCTAGCTTTTCATAATCAACGCTCTTCATCTAAGAACCTCCATAATGTAGCATTAGTTTGATTAGCTTTTTCTTTAAACATATTTAAATCTTCATTTGGATAATGTTCTATAGAACTACCTATATCTCTGTCGTAAATATGAGACACCGGGTGTTCTTTTGCGTGAAAATGTTTAAATGCATACCATATTGGATAATCGTGCATCTTATGATTTTGTGTAGGTTGTGGCGCGATATATGCCATTGGACCTGAGTTTAATTTTAGATTCTTTTCAGTTCTATCTCTATGAATCCTTTGAATAATTTGCTTTGCTGCTCTTGGTGATATAGAATAACAAGAAGCTCCTAACCCATAGAATCTAACATCTTCAGTCTTATTAAAATACCAATTATAAAATAATTCTACATTTTCTAATAGAGCATCATGTTCGAGCACTAAGTTATTTTCATGTTGATTATTAATAATTTGTTTCCATATACGAATATGACTTACTAACACCGCTTTTTCAGTTGGTGTCATAGGTTTAACAACACCGGCTTTCTGATACTTTTCAGCATAGTGTTGTTCTTCAAATTCAAACTTAGGATCAATAGTATCAGGAGTAGTGGCATCAATCCTTTCAAGATTAATGCCACCTTCTGCCCAACTATCTTTTATTTTATTGAAATAATATTCAGAACGTTCGTTGTCTCGAATAACGATACAGAAAGTTTTAATCTTCTCGAGATTCTTCCTCATCATCGTAGTCGCTGTCGTCTTCGTCCACATCGGCTTCGTCAACTTCGATATCGTCATCTTCTAATTCTTCCTCATCATATTCTTCGTCATCATATTCTTCATCGTCATCGTATTCTTCTTCATCGTCTAAATCAAGTTCACCTTGATCGTCATCGTATTCTTCTTCGTCTTCTGGTATAGCACCATTGAAAACTTGATTAGCCATAGCAATTTTTTCTTGTTCTAAACGATCATTCATTTTTTGACCAATAAGGTCGTTAAATATTTCTGTTGCTTTATTAAATTGGTGAGACGCTGCCAAATCAATCATTTGTACAACTGGCAGTTCACCTTGTTCTTCATCAGCCATGTTCTTCTCCTATCGCTTTATACTGCCATTCACTAGTATGTCCTACGGACCATTTAGTTTC